CCTGCCTTATTTATTTCTTTTAAGTCATTTGCTATCTCTGGAGAAAATGCCTCCAGTTGGTCCATTGTTATTCCGTTACTTTTTAACTGTTGATTGAATACTTCTGCGTCTACAAAAATGTTAGGTACGTCATTACCATTAGCTACGTTTTGAATATAATTTTGAAAGGCAGAAGGGTTCCTTAACTTTGTTTTATCTGTATTAGCTAGGTTGGCTAATGAATCTATAAATGCAGTTTCTTTTTTTGATTGTTGTACATTTGCTCTTCCACTTATATATGTAGGAACAGCACTTAACCCAGCGATAGGGATCATGCCAGTACCAACTTTTTCTAATACAGCTATTAGTCTTTGATTAATTTGTCGTCTACCTTCCTCAGATTGAATTAGGAACTCAAATTCATCTTTTTCAAAAAACTGTGCAAACTCTTCACCTGCAATATTAACTAACTCTTGTGCTTCTTCAGTGATTACCTCTGTTGCAAGATTCCTGACATAAGTCCTGCCTGTCTGTCGTATTACTCCTCCTAACGTAGGTCTTACTAATGCTTCTGTTACTTCTTTCGTTAGGCTTCTAATTAATGCGGTTTTTAACGGTGAGGCGACAAAACCTACACCTGTAAATTCCAAAGCACCATTGACAAGGCCAACCGCTAAACCAACATTTCTTGCTGTCTCATGTGATATACCCATTTCTATTAACGAATTATATTGATGCCCAGCTTCTATACGGAATGCTTCTTTCGCAGTCCCAGTTGCCATTCCCCATGAGAAGCCAATAATAGCTCCACCTTTAACTGTGATAGGGGCAAACGGGCCACCTAATAATCCTAATGTTCCACCTGTAGCAGCACCAGCAGTTCCATATTTCACACCTTCTGTCAGAGTCTTCGACCATTGACCAACAATTGATGCGGAGTTCTCCCACATTCCAGAACCATCACCTTCCAGCTCTTCGAGCCTCACATTTATTTCTTCAATCCGTGCATCTACTTGTTCATTAGATTGACCTGTTTGTGCATTCAGTCCTTTTGTAAAACCGAGCTGACCAAGTTCTGCCTCTAGTCTTCCTTTCTCCCAACCTTGTGAAGAGTTCTCAGGTAAATTTTTTACACCAGTAAATGTTCCTTCTATAAGACCTAACTGTTCTACATTATCTTGTGCTATTGCTGCAAAGTTAGGATCAGTTAGATGCCTCATCAATATGGGGTTTGTAACCGCCAAATCCAATGCATATATATCCTGTTCCTTATTTCTTTCTCGCAATAGATCTAAGGTTTCGTCACTATTTAAAGCAACACCAGGAGGTAGATTTAAACGTTCTGCTAACTTCTGGGCTTCACCTGTTCTGTCTGGATCTAAGGTAGAAACACTGTTTAATATTAGTTTTAATTGTCTTTCGCTTTCTTTTCTTTTGTGTTCCCCTATAACATCGAATGGATTGTCTGCTTCATAATTTTGGCTTGGTGCTGCATTTAAGACATCAAATGGGTTAGTCGGCATAATTAATTCTCCTCCCCATAAGTTAATGCGTTTTTCCTTGCTTCAGCAATACTCATAGGTCTTCCTAGTTCCAACCAATATTCAGCAATGGCTTTCTGCGTAACAGGGGTGCCGTCCCTTCTTAAAGAATCTGTAATTTCCTTAAGTACATTGTTCCCTAGTTCGGTAGGAATCTTGCTTGTAAATACTCTTTCGTTTTTACCTTTATAAGGAATATCAACATATATATCTTCAAGTCTATCGTGATCAACAAGATGTACAATTACCTCTTGATTATCCTTAGTCCAGTAATTATCAACATCAACCGTATCCATTAGCACGTGAACAAGAGCTGCCTGCTTTTCACCAAGAGTTAGTTTTACATTTCCCTTTGTTATTTGTCGTGCATTAATTTCTTTTACCCATGCGTCTTCTATAGCGATAAATTTAGGTTTATGCTTCTTCTTCGTCCATAAATGTTCCATATTCATCTTACTTAAAGTAGCTTTCAACATGGTGGCATTACCTGTTGCTTCTACATATTTGTCTTCAGATTGCAATTCTTTTGCCTTTCTTTCTAACCCTGCATATTGTGATGGCGATAATTGATGCTTGAATGCAAGTAGATTATCTCTTAATTGTTGCGGGTTAGTTATTAATTCGACTTCTGCATCCACATTTGGCTCGCTTGGTGGACCTTGCTTTAACATCTCCTGATCTGCTTTTGTAAAACCATCAACATCAATACCATTAGCTGCAAGTTGCTTCCATCCGCCTGGTTCAGCTAAGGCTATCTCTTTTGCCTTATTAAGTGCTTCATTATAAAGTGCTTCTTTCTCAGTTTTAATCTTGTTATATTCTATCTCTAAGTTTTTTAATTCATATTTTAATTGTTTTGGATCTTTTGTTGTAGCTTTTATTTTGGCTTTTAATACCTCTAGTGGTTGTAAACCTGTTACTTCATTTACTTCTATTGTTGATTCGTCATCAGGATTAAAATCATAATCTACGCCTTCTTTTATTACCTGTAAATCGTTAGTAACTTTATTTACATATGTGCCATCAAATAAGAAATATTGTCTACTGGTAGCTCCAACAATTAATTCATTATACTTATCTAATATTTTTGCATTCATTTCTTTTGCATAATCTGGATCATCTTTAAATCTTTGTGGGTCGATCTTAATACTACGTTTTGCTTTGGTATATAACGAATCAGCTCTCTTTACGTCTAGTACTTGTATCGCAAATAAATGAGTTGTTTGGTGTTGTGGAATTAACCTTACATTAGAATCAGGTTGATAAAATTTTGAAGTACTTTTTAATTTTGATAGTGTTTCAATATTCTCTGTTTGTTTTGTATTTGAGGTATCAAATTGATCTGAATGTAAACCATCGGTAACACTCGCTCCTTTACCGTCATCAAAAGATTGATTACTACTTAAACCTGACAATAGGGTTGCTTGATTTAGATAGTTACCATCGTTTTGATTTGCATTATTAACTAGTACTGCTTTTACCTTCTTATCACCATTATTCTCGTCGCTTTTTACTTCTACTTTCTCTTTGATTTTTTTATAAGTTTTTTCATCTACCTGCGGCTTTTCTGGATTAGCTGGATCAGGCTTTATTGCTGCTAAAAAATCTCTTACCCCTTTCTGATTCTTATCTTCGGTAAGGTTTTTTAATACCGTTTCTGCTAGATCTATATTGAATTTATTTCTCTTTTCCAGATATTGTTCACTAATTCCTAATTTTCTTTTACCTTCTGGATCAGTTGGATCAATCGCATCGGGATCAATATTCCAACCCATCAATAGTGCATATTCATCTATAGCTGCAAGCGCTTCTAAACGAGCTATGTTAAATGCACCTGATGGATCCGCCCAACTTTTATATGCATCTCCAGCAGTAGTTTCAGCACGGGTAATAGTGCTCTCTGTTTCATCTTCATTGTAACTTCGTTGTTCAGTCAACGAATGTGAGGTCATATCGTTTTGGGCAGCCCTCGTATATACTGATGCCTTATTGTCAAATATATATTGCACAACACCGTTACTAGCTTTCTCTTGGTAAGACTCAAGTGTTGTTTTTAGTTTGTTATTGTATTGATCATATACTGATATTTTTTCACCATCTACCTCTACCATTCCTACAGCATTAACACCCTTTAAACTCTTATATTCATCTCTAATTGCCGTTACATCAGCATGGAAACCATTAGCATGTCTCTTAGCTTCAGCATCATTTAATTCATCATCTAGCTTTTGTGCTATTTCACCCTTTTCTAGAAAAGCTTTAGATTGTCTCGTTATGTCGTCAGAGACAACATCTCTCGCTGGTTCTACACCAACAGCCCCATACTGGACTTCGGAACCTGCTTCTAGGTGTACTCCAGGTGCTGTTTGTAAAGGTACTTGCATGGCTATGAATCCCTCAACATGCCTTCAGGTAGGCTACTTACAAAGTTTGCGCTACCTGTCAAAAGACTGCTACTCATATTCATAAATGGACTAATAGACGATGCAGTAGCAAACATATTGCTTGCACTTACACCATATTGACTTGCTTGTATACCTAGCCCTACACCTTCTAATCGTTTATTCGATACCGCTCGTACCTTATTAGAATTCATCGTAATTTTATCTAGCTCTTTCATTATCTCATCACTAACAAATGCATCTTTAGTACTTCCTACGCCCATCTGTATCCCTCTAGCAGCAAACGATGCTCTTGCTTTCCCTTTCATCTGACCGTGCTTTACTGTCGCTATTTGAAATTGCTTGTTATACATTTTACTTATATGCCGTGCCTGACTTTCCTTCATACGCATATTAAAAAGGGCCATATCTTTTTTATGCTCTAAACTTAATGCCAGACTTTTTGTTTTATATTTCTCTGCACTAGCTGCGTAGAACGCACCAATACCACCCTGTAATGCACCAAAACCCGATGAAATTACACCATACTGACCTAGACCGCTAAGATCACTCCAACCAAGACGTTCGCTTGATGCCATAAGCTCAACACCCTCCTATCTTTTCAAGTGTACATACATGATATCTGTTCACGGTTACACTATCCACCCATTGCTACTTCTAATGTCAAACCTACAACCGTTAATGGTAATGGGTCTGTCTGACGTACAAAGAGTTGACCATTGTCTTGCCATTGAGGAGTAAGCATGATTTTTATATCTTGTGTCTTTAAATACGGTGGCGTTCCATATGGTTCTACTGTACGTTGCTTTGCTTCTACTAATTTATCCGCACTAGGGCCAGCAAAAATACCAGAGCTTTCTAAAACTCTTAACCAAACATGGTTCAAATTCTTAACTCGACCTTGGCCTAGAGCTTCTACTTGTAATGCCATAGGCAAAGTATTCAAATCACTTTCATAGGGCAATCCTAAATGAACAACGCTAGCTGCACGTTCTAAGGTAATAGAACCGCTGGATACCGTTCTTTGTGGATGTACAGCACCATCAGCCAAAATATTTAATGCCTTCCCTTCCAGCCAACTAATACCTGATATAACATTTCTTGCGACTTCGTAAGTTGTTATTCCTGTATTACGCAAACTAGCTGGTAAGTCTTTATCTAATTTTGCAGTTGCTACCGTTTGACTTGATGTCGCCTGGATAGTAAGACGATAAAGATCAGTTCCATCTACTAAAACTATTGCATCATCTTTATCAGCAACGCTAGGAGGTGCATTAAATAAATTGTAGTTAGTGGTGACTGTAACGGTTTCTCCTTTTGTATAATTCGTACCGCCAGATACAGTAACGGTTCTGGAGTTATTTGTATTCGTACCATTATATGTTCCGCCTGAGTCAACAAAGAAATTATCCCGTTGGGTTGCAAACAACCTTGTGCCCATACGTTCTATATATCTAACAGAGACACCATCAACAGTTCTCTTTATAACGCAATAGGTAACGTCATCATTTCCTTCAGAAACACAAGCAACACTTTCAAAAGTTCCATCTGTATCATGTTGATGCCATGCTCCTAATTGCTGCTCTGGTACATAGGTAAGACCTAATAATTTACCGCTACTACTTACAAACCAAACAATAGGTATTGGTGCTTTTGATAAACCCATATCTACAATTGTAAAATTGTCAAATAGATGTGGCGCACGAAGAGATAAATCACCTGTTACAAAACCATTAGCTTGCCAGTTATAGCCTAATTCTCTGACATGACCGCCACGAGCAGCACCATATACCAAGCTATTATTGACGATTACTGGCTGTGCATTATTCGATCCTACATATGATTGTGGTTTAACAGATATAGACGTTGGGGTTATCGCATCACTATTGACAGAAGTTACCCGCCACTCTGCTGACCCTGTAAGTAACAGCAATTGCGTTAACGGAACAATATGACCAATAGTATTTGCTTCACGAGCAGCAACCCTGAATTCTATTCTGTCATCATCTCTTATAGGTAAGCCAAAGGACATATTGCTTTCAGTACCAGACTTAGTCATCCATATGTTTTGTGGTGCATTATTTGTGCCTGCAAAAACCCTACGTTGTTCAAAATAAGAAACAGCACCTGGATAGTTATTAGCACCTGTGAAATCGTTTTCATGAATTGGTGGTGTCCTAGAAAAATCTGGTGCAATATTGTCATCTACAATTGAAGTACCAGTTGTTTCTCCGATATAACCAAAAATTCCACCTTGGTCTTTATATACTCTGTACCTAGTAGCACCAGTGACTGAGTTCCATGAAATAGTATTTTTAGCTCCAGTAACGAATATATTATTACTTCCAGTTGCTGTACTTGATTGATTGCTTTCATCTACAAGACTTGGCTTCACAGCCGTTACAACATAGTTATGATCCTGATAAGTATCAGAGTTTGTAGAAGTCGATGAAGGAATATAAGTGCTAACTGATACGCCTCCAGGGGCAGCTAAAGGAGTACCAAAATCAATTGTCAATAATTCCCATTTGGTAGCTCCAAGTCTTCTTAGTTCTCTAGGAGCATGATTAGGATGCACAAACGTCAACACATCAGCAGATTGCACATAATGCACATCAAATAATTCTGCTTCTAAATATGGTGACGGTATTTCGTATGTAAGATTTGCTGGCAGTGGATACCAATTCGTTGCGTTTGGTGGCTGGATATTTGAATGTGCTGTCTTTGCGTAGTAATTCGTGCCACTTTCTAAAGCTATATCGCCAATTGCGTAACTAGTACTGTTACTCCATGCTGAACCTGCGCTATAAACTAACGTCTGACCCTGCGTATGAAATCTAAAATATTGGTCACCCATCTCGATGACCATTGTTTGGGTTGTATTAAATGTGAAAGGTATTACCCTTGTAGCTTTAGCACTGGTTTTAACTTCGTTTACATATGCAAAACCAGGTCTGTTCTGTGCAGGGCCTTGTGGTTTGGCAATGAAATTACGCATCGTTGCCGCACCCTGTTGGAATTTATTATCAGCAATTCGTCCAAACATTTCTGGTGATATCTCGCCTCCAGAAAATGCTTGCTTAAAGGTACGTGTAGTTGGCATTGCTTATCTCCCAGAGGTCCAAGGAACAATATGTTCTACAGTTATATCTCTTTGTAGATTATCTGATTGTCTTGCCTGTATTAAATAGCTTGCCATCGTTTGTGTACATCGTTTCGCCTCTGCTGCTCCCTGATCTCCCTTAATTACAGGACCAGCCAACATAGAAGCTAAATGCCATGACAATGTAATCACAAATAAAGGAGAAAACAAAGAAGGGTCAGTTACATATGCTTGATATCGCAACATTGCATTCTCTTGATTCGTATATATCAATGCTCCTTCTAGTGCAAATTGTTGTGGTGTATATTGTCCAGCTACAATCGTTGGTGCAAAATTAGCCGTTAAGTTACCAGGCGTATCGCCAGCAGCCATTCTTGTAGCGTAATCATTTTGAGAGCTTGGAGATATGATTGCAACAGCCGACATCATGTCGCTAGGTGCTGCGTATGCATAATCCCATTGATCAAGACTATTAGTTGTAAGTGCTAAATTCCCTCGCCTAGAGGCAAAGTTCCATGTGTGCAATTCAAATAAGGTATCTCTTGCTATTGGATAAAACCGTGCAGCTTTTTCTGCCTGCGCTGATCCTTCTGGTGGGGATAGCGAAGCTATTGTTGCATCATCACCCAAGTGTGCTAGGGCAAGATTACAAATGTCCACTTCAGTTGCCATAACATCTCCTAAAAAAAAGGGAGGTTAGCAGTATTACTACTAGCCTCCTATAAATCAATAAGAAGACCAATGCCTACTTCTTCGCTTCTTCAAGTTGAGCGATAAGAGTTTCTCTGGTTTTGTTCTTATTTAGCTCAAGGCCAAGAGAACGACCATATTCTTCAAGCTCTGCTTTAGTCATTGAATCATAATCAACAGATTCAGAAGTTGAATCATCAATTACTTCTTCAATAACCTCCGCAGAAGCCGGAGTACTTGGAGATTCAGTACCACTAATTAATTTAATGTGACTGCAAGGCTCTCCGTTGTACTCAAACTCTTCATCAGCCTCTCGTAAGCTATTGCCTACGAAACACTTGATCTTAGCTTTATAAATAGGCATAGGTTATTCCTCGTTAAGTTACGGTAAAGCCAGAAGCGTAGTACTTCTGTCCGTCACCGATGGTTTCTACTACGTCAGCAGTAACTTTTCCTGCATTGTAAGTACCAGATACTGTGTATCTTGCACCTAAATACCTAGCACCCTTGCCTGCAATATCAGGATTGATGCGTACTACTACGTTCTTACCTGCTGTAAGTGCTGCTGTAAGGACTGCATTGCTGCTGCCAATAACAGTAGGACTGGACAGGTTAGCGTTTGCACTAGAAACAACTTCAAACGTTACGCTTGTACCATTTGCTAATGCAGTAGTAACGCAGAAGTTCATATACAAAGCAGTACCTTCGCCAACATCTCTAGCAACACCTAAATCAATAGTGTCAGTAGAAAACGCAGTTGTGGTAATTGCTTGATCTTCGCTTACTCGAAGCAGCTTGTCTGTAATCATTGTGAATCTCCAAAGAGGATGAATAGGTTAACTAACAACAGATTCGGTGTTAAGTAGCGCATCTACTTTTCTTAGAGGAACGCCTAAGAATGTTAGGTAGCTTTGTGCTGATCCAAACTGAGATAAACCATCTTGAATGTTCAAGACTGATTGAGATTTATCTAGCGCAGAAATAGCCATACCTGAGTGAACTGTTCTGTTCATGTAGAAGGCTGCTCTACCCATCGCCATATTAGGAATTCTGTACAACGCTCTAGCCATTAACTTGACAAGAGAAGTTGCAGCAGTATTGGCTTGTGTACCAGTAACTCCTAATAGGTCGGAAATATCAACGTTGCAAATACGAACAACGTATCTCCAGTCTTTAACGACCAAACCGTTCTTCCACTGATAACGAGTAGCAAAAGCTTGGAGCCTTGTGCCATCGCTGTTGTAGACAGTTTGCTCGCCTAGATCTTCGTGGGTTAAACCTGCTTTAGATCCTTTAGGGAAAGGACAATAAACAGTGTTGTCACCCCAAACAACTAGATAAACAGAAGAGTTATCAGAACCTGAGCCACCTGC